TGGTATGAATCATACGAAAAGAACGAGCCGATACTCGTACTTGAACATGATGCACAGTTTATTAATAAACTCGACTATCAATATATCCTTGATTCTAAATTTGATATTGTGGGAATTAATAACCCATTGGCAGCAACGAGAAAAGCGCATCAGTTTAAAGATCTCATCGAATCATCTGGTCAGGAGATCATGACGATACCTGACATCGATGAGTTCAATGTGCCGCAGGGTCTTGCCGGAAACAGTGCATATATAATTAAACCTGCTGGAGCTAAAAACGTAATCGATGCTGCACAACAGTATGGTCTATGGCCAAACGATGCACTTATGTGTAAGCAGCTAATACCAAATATGGGTGTTACACGTAAGTTCTATACTAAGGTACAGGGATTACCATCTACGACTACGGATTAAATTATGCAATATGAAGCTTTTGTAATTACAATTGAAGGTAACAAGAAATCAGAGAAGGCGGCACAACGGTGTATTCGATCTGGTGAAGAATACGGATTTAAGATACAACCATTCAAAGCGATCACGCCGAGAGATCGCCCATACGATATGTTTGCTGCACATAATCTGCCACCTCTGTATTTTGAAGAAACATATTCACGTAAATTAAATTGTATGGCTGCATTTCTATCTCACTTTAGTTTGTGGGAAAGATGTGTCATGACAAGTCAAAGAACCTTTATCTTTGAACATGACGCGGTCCTAACTGGTCCACCACCTACAACTTTCGGCGGTAAACTCGCAACATTCTCGAAGCCGTCTTATGGTGAATATAAAACACCGATGACGATTGGTGCAGGGCCACTTACACAAAAGCCATATTTCGGCGGTGCACACGGCTATGTAATTAATTACACTGGAGCATGGGCAATGATTGAGCAAGCTCAGGTATCTGCTCGTCCTACCGATATCTTTCTCAATTATCAATACTTTCCGTGGATTCAAGAGATCTATCCATGGGTATGCGAAGCAAGAGACAATTTCTCAACGATACAAAATGAAGTTGGTTGTGTTGCAAAACATAACTATAATGAAAAATACGAATTAGAGGACGTATTTGAATGAGTATAGTGCTGGTAACCGGAGGATTTGATCCAATACATTCTGGTCACATTGCTTATTTTAAAGCAGCAAAAGCTCTTGGTAATAAATTAATCGTGGGTGTAAATTCAGATAATTGGCTTATGAATAAGAAAGATCGACCGTTTATGCCTTATGAGGAAAGAGCAAATATAGTTCGTAATTTAAAGTTCGTCGATGAAGTAATTGCATTTGATGATCAAGACGGTACTGCGATTCAAGCGATTCGAAAGGTAAAAGCAAACTATCCAAATGAGAATATTATCTTCGCCAATGGCGGTGATCGAAATGAAGATAATATTCCGGAAATGGAAGAGCGCGATGTTACATTTATTTTTGGTGTAGGTGGTTCCGAAAAAAAGAACTCGAGCAGTTGGATTCTCGAAGACTACAAATATCCACGTACTGATCGTAAATGGGGAAACTACAAAGTTCTGTTTGAAGTAGGTAATGAAGTAAAGGTAAAAGAACTGACTGTAGTACCTGGAAAATCTTTAAGCATGCAAAGGCACAAAGAAAGAGCAGAGCACTGGTTTGTAAGTGAAGGTGAAGCGAGTGTATATACTTTAAACATTTCAACCGATATGGAACTTAAGGGCAAATATAATAAGTTTCAGTCATTACATATTCGCACAAATGAATGGCATCAGTTGTGTAATGAAAGCGATAAACCTTTAAAGGTTGTTGAAATACAATATGGAAGTAATTGTATAGAAGAAGATATAGAGAGAGTAAGTTCAACATGAGACCAAATTATGAAACCTGTGTAATTACAGGATTTGACAGTAATGCCGAATGGATGTGGGACTGGTGGCTTGACAACATGCGTACACATTCTCCTCGCACAAATATTCTTGTATGTGACTTTGGCATGACAGGGCAAATGAAGAAAAGAATCACTGGTCCAGTTATGGATCTTACACACACTCCCGATCAAGGCTGGTTTAATAAACCAATTGCAATGATTAATTCACCAGCAAAGAAAACAATCTGGATTGATATTGACTGTGAAGTTAAAGCAAGTGTTGAACCGCTATTTAAAATGCTTGAGCCAAATAAACTTGCAATGGTTGAAGATAAGCCATGGTCAAAGAGACGCGGTGAATTATGGCATAACTCTGGTGTTGTAGGTTATATCGGCAAGCCAAATATTCTGCATCAATGGTGTAATGCGATACGACAGAATCCACAGGTCGGTGACCAAGAAGTGCTACACAGTCTTCTAAATCCGATTACAAAAATGACATATATAAAAGATCTACCGTTCGAATGGAACGTTATGAGACTTGCAACTGATCATGATGGATATAAAGGTCCCATCAAAATTCAACATCATACAGGCCAGAAGGGTAAAGATAAAATTAAAGGCTTGATGCAAATACGGAGAGTGATAAATGCCTAAGGCTGTACACGTTATTGGTAATGGTGATTGCGCACAGTTTTATACAAAAGAACCTCGTAAGGGATTAAAGCTTGCGTGCAATGTACCTCCATTTGAAATTTCAGATATGTATGCTACATGTATCGTAGACTTTAAGATGATGTCTGTCATCGATGCAGGTCAGGCAAATCCGCCTGGTGAATGGGTCTGTGGTATACGACCGAAACACTACTGCGAAACACATCCACGTTTTCATATGCGTATTGCACCAAGAATTAAAGAGTTCTATCTCGAGAAGCCGAAGTATGCAAAGAACTATACAGACTTCAACTGCGGCCACTTTGCTGCTTACTACGCTGTACAAAAACTGAAGTGTGAACGTCTGCATCTATGGGGATTTGACTCGATCTTTGATTTTAATCTTCGTAGTTATACAGATCTTGTGATTAATTCAGACCGTGGTAATATGAATAACAATCGATTGACCACAAACTGGAGACCGATCTGGCAAGAGATGTTTAAAGATTTCAAAGACGTTGAATTTGTATTACACCATAAGCATGACGCAATTAAGATTAAAGTGCCTGAGAATGTAAGAATTGAAGTCGAAACAAAATAACTGTTTACATTTACGTAGAGATATGATATAATATTCCTATGATACAGATAAGCATGGATGGTGGTACAAATAAAGAGCGCGCATTAATGTTTGATGCGTTTCAGTTTGCTATGAAGTATTTAATGCCACGTAAAAAGAATTTAGTTGTCGAGATTACTCTTACAGATATCGAAGGTGATGTCGATGGCTATCACTGTGCTATCGACAAGGGTGAACATGAAATTGAAATTCAACAGGGATTGATTGAAGAAGATATGGTTACATGTCTGTTTCATGAGATGGTTCATGTAAGACAACACGAACGTGGATTACTGAAAGACTATGGTATTCGTAAAGCCTGGAAAGGTGAAGAATATATCGGTATCTACGACACAGTCGATACGTATATGAATCTTCCATGGGAAGAGGAAGCATATCGGTTACAAGAGGAGATGTATAAGAAATGGATCCAGACATAAACATCTATCAAAGACAGCTTGCAGAAGAAGCAGTTGAAAAATATCATCTTTACAAGCGAATTAAACAGTTAGTTGAAGAAATCGAAGAACTAAAAGAGCGTATTGAGCATCTTGAAAATCCTTCGACAGTCAGCGGTGACGAAAAAACGTGGTAAAAAAAATTAAAAAAAGTGAAAAAAAGTGTGTACAATACGCTGAAAGTATGATATAATATATAAGAGAGTTATTTTTTCTAGAGGAGCTAAAAATGAAAAAAACACTTAGAAACATCGATTATTTTATCATCACTACAACTATGGAAAACGGTGACAAGTGGGAAACCATTCGTCATACTCGTGAAGGTCTGACTGCTGTTATCGACAGCATTTGGAAAGACAAAGAAGTTGCGTCGTTCACAGTTGAAGAAAAGGTGGTTGCATAATGGAAAAGGCATTAGTAGATCATATCGTAGCACAGCGTGCTGAAGCGGATGCATTCACTGCAGCTGCACCTGGTAACTTCATGGGTAAATTACCTTGTCATACAGATACTGAGTATTGGTCAAGTCGTGTGCCAACAGGTACAATGGCAGAGTTCGAGCGCGTTGAGCTCGAAGAGACTGCTTATTATATGGCTGCAGATGGTATGAGCAAAGCGTATGCTCGTATGGTCAGTCCTACACTGTCTAAACTGACTAATGAAGAACTTGAAAACTTCTGTAAAGAAATGGCATATATGATGAAAGTGAATGCTGCATAATGTTACCCTTTGGCTTTTTACAATTCTATGTTGGTGAATGGCAATATCGCACTGAGATCGATGAAGATCCAGATGATCGTACACGTAAGTTGTGGCACTGCCTTGTAGATCCAAATGGCGCACATCATTACGAGATAGATAGCATCATGGGTCCTTACACCACGGCAACAAGAGAAATAGTACGTGATGTTATCGCGTATATCGAATTCCAACGAGGTAGAGCAAATTAGCTCCTCTCTCAGCTCCCTCGTTGGAAACCTTATAAATAGAACTGTCTTGGACACGCAGACATTAAAGCGAGGTGGGAGTAGGTGGAAGCTCTACATTAACAAAAGGAGAACGCACCCGGCCTCTATACACCGGCTCTGCTCAATTTAAGGGTGATGCCTCAATACATCCGCGGTGGTCAACGGTTAGCCACCATCAAACTTGGAGAAACAAATGATTGAAGGTATCTTATTCTTAGGATTAGTCGCATGGTCTAATGTAGACTTCTTTAACGCAAAAGTTGAAAACGAGGCAAACGGTTATACATACTGGGAAAAGCTCGAGCCATGCAGAGCACCAAGCGATGAACCAGGTGTATATTCAATGCCGATTGAAACACCGATTGGAAACAAATACGTATGCTACAAGCAAGTGAAACGCCCGTAATTAAACCATATGATTGGTTCATCATCACGCCAGCAGCGTGGTTAATGAGTCAGTCAATCCTATCTGGTCAGGTTTTCTGGTTTCTTTTAGGCTATTTCTTCTTCATCAACTACGCAATATGGAGACGTGAAAATGGATGATCTCGATTTTGATTTCGGTTTTACAGCTGTTGATGAGACAGAACTAAAAGCAGTACAGAAGACACAAGCTCTTGCCAATGACGCAGAGCAGGCCGCTCTTTCTACTCAAGACAAACTTGACAAGTTGTATAATGCTATTCAACCGTTGCTTGCAAATCTGAAAAAGAACCCTGAAAAAGAATACATTCTATGGCCGAATCGTGTAGATAAGGTTGATCAGTTCGAAGACATGCTCAGAAAAATTTACAATTCTTGAAAAAAAACTGTGTACATTTACTGAGAACTGTGATATAATAGATTAGGTATAATTTTTGAGGAGTATATTATGGCACAAACTCAAGCACAACGAATGGCACTTATTCGTAAAGCTTCGAAAAAATTCACTAAAAAACTGAAACGTAACCAGCGTGTTCGTAAAACCGAAACACGTTCTTTTGATAAGTATGATAATGGAAATATCAATGCGTGGACTGATGCACCTCAGTATGCGGAAAAGTATTATGGTAATGCTTACCGCGATACCGTTAACTATGATAACGACTGGGACTAAAGCTGAACTCGGTCAAGAATGTAGGTATGAGCGTGTTATCGATGTCGACAAATACGGTAATACAAATGGTCGACAGACCTATCACTGCAAGACTGCACCAAGAGAAGTCGTTACAAAGACTGAATATGTGAAAGTAAAAACATGTATGTCAAAGCTTCTATTTGGTTTCGAATGTGATGAGTTTACACCTGAAGGTGATCAAGCTTCACATGTATTCAGTGCATTGATAAGTATGGGAATTTTGAGATGATTAAGTTAGGAATTGGTTTTATTGCTGGAGCAAGCACAGTAATTTTTTATCCAGAAGCGCTTGACTGGTTTATTACTTCTGGTATTCGTGATGCAATGATTGAAAGGTTGAATGCGCTATGAGAAATATCATTTTAGCAACAGCGTTTGTGTTAACAGTTTCTGGAACAGCACAAGCAAATATAATTGTCGACGAGTTTACTAAAACAAAACTCGACTTTGATCAAAAGATGGAAGAAGGCAGAGAACAGCTTTCTCGTAATAAAGAAGAACTGAAAGGTTACTTCATCAAGATCAAAGGCTTCGTGATTAATGCCGTAGATAAAATTGAAGGTTTAAATAATGAACAATAAAGTCTTACTTCTTCCTGCACTGGCTGTACTTGCAGCCTGTTCAAAGCAGGTTCCACCTGATGCAGCAATGTCACAACAGGAATATGAATACAAAACGGCACAGGTCGAAAAGCAAATCGATCAGATGCCAAAATGGTATACACAAATTCCTGATGAAGATAATGCAGTCTATGCTGTAGGTACTGCAATCACACCTGATATGCAGCTCGCTGTCGATATCGCCACATTGTCTGCTAAGACAACTCTTGCAGATCGTATCGATTCAAAGCTTCGTTCGCAGATGAAGACCTTTAAAGGTAAGATCGGTGCAGATGATTTCACAAATCAACTCGCACATGAGTTTGAGCAAGCAACGATCAATATCATTGCAGATGCTGATGTTGCAGGTTATCGTGTAATGGAATCTTCGATCGTACCAAATGGTACTCAGTATCGTGCCTATGTTCTTCTCGAATATACCGATAGTGAAGCATCAAAGATCCTAAAGAATCGTGTTGCACGTGATAAGATGCTGATGTCAAAGCTACAAGCGAAGAGTGCATGGGCTGAACTCAATACTCGTGTCGATGCTATGAATGACGATGAGCTCAAAGAGATGTCAATCATTGTTGATGCAATTAACGATCTTCCTGTGCATACACCTGCACCAATACCAAATGCACAAATTAGTGTACAAAACTAAGAAAGTATGATATAATATGTTAGGTAATATGTCTGGCGATCGTATGACGTCTGTTCGTGTATTCGAAGGTGAGCTCGAAAGAATGAAAATGCTTCGTAAGTATCACCATAATGAACCGTATACTGAAGAAGAAAAGATCGTCAGGCGCTACCTACAACAACGTATCAACAGCATGACCATGAAAGGCTACAAACATGACTATGCATCTAGTGAGAGGTATGACAACAACACGTACCCGAAAGCGCAAAGCAAAAAAGAAGACAGCGGCAATTCTGGAAGAAGAACGCAAGATGGCAAAGCTCTTACAGCGCGTTGGCTATCAGAAAGATACAACGTACCGAGCACCAATGCCAAGCTATAAAGTTGTACGTGCTATGCCAACATCTGATGTAGTTGGTAATGGTTATGCAAAAGCTGCTAAGCAGTATACTGGTGATGAGCTTGCAGGTATCGGCACTCTTCACAAGTCAAATATGGTTCCTATTCGTAAGGATAGCAATGCCGCAAAAGAAATTGCTACGATGCGTAGAAATTAGCGGGTATAGTATAATGGCGATTATTACAGCCTTCCAAGCTGAGGATCGGGGTTCGACTCCCCGTACCCGCTCCAAAATTAACTGTGTACATTTGCGCAAAAGTATGATATAATAGATTAGGCTACAATTATCTAGGAGAGTTATCATGCCAATGGCGAAACGTAAAAAGAAAGTTGCTGTACGTCGCAGATCAGGTATCGCTGCTGCGCCGTTCGAAAAGAGTATTGATGCAGTACATTCTTTCTTTCATACCGAAGTTGAACGTAAAGATCTCGTTTCTACTTTGAAGTCATATGCAAAAGCGAATACATCTGCAGAAGAATACAGATATGTGAATGCATGCCCTGAATATAAATTCTGGTGTCTTGCATATCATTGTGCAACAGCTGCATATCTCACTTATACAAATGAGACGAATGAGCGTATCGAGTACTGGAAGAATGCACTCAACAATTATGTAAAGCAACTCATTGAGATCGGTAAACCTCTTTACTTTGAAAAGCTTCAGCGTCAAAAAGACTCTGATCACATTGTCACTCTTTCACCGATGCAGAGATTGCAGAAAAAAGTATCTGCTACAATCATGCAAGATCTACTTGATTATGAAGATGGTTGGATAGAGGGTGAAAAGTCTTATATCGATTTATATGCTCTCTTTAAGAAACATGGACTGCCAGCTTCAGCAGCTGGTCCAGTCCGTGAGGTGGTTGAAGGATGGTTATTAGATTATGAAGATGCATACCATAAACGGTGCCCTGATGCCGTTGAAGGCTACTCCCATTTGAAAAGACCTGAAATCAATCGCCGTATTAAAGCCTGTCAAGCGATGCTCTCCGATCTTGACAGACTGAAATCAGCTGCGAAGGCAGTTCGTAAGTCCAAGGTGAAAGGACCTAAAGCAGCTGATAAACAGGTGGCTCGTGTGCAGTATAAAGTCGAAGACAATGATTTCAAGTTGGTGTCGATACCACCAATACAAATCGTTGGTCGAGCAAGGCTCTATACGTTCAATACCAAATCACGTGTATTGACTGAGTATGTAACGACAGTCGCCAATGGGTTTGAAGTCTCTGGTACTTCCATTAAGAATTTTGATCAAGTGAGTAGCCGCGCTGTCAAACTTCGGAGGCCAGATGACTTCATTCCTCTCATTCTCAATAAGACACCAAAGCAAATCGATGGTGAATGGAAAAACCTAACCACCAAATCGAGTGTACCAAATGGTCGACTCAATAAAGATACAATTCTACTAAGGGTAATGGATAGATGACGGTTGAAAATCAATTTCTTACAAAGTCACGGTTCTCAAAAATGATTGAAGCAACCGTGGCTGAAAAAGCAATTGGTTATATGGAAGCAATCTTATTGGTATGTAGTGACAACAACATTGAACCAGAAGATGTAAAGAAATTCATATCACCGATAATCAAGGACAAGTTAGAAGCAGAGGCAATGTCTCTTAACTTCTTGCCTAAAACAAATTCTATTGATAGTTCTCTTTTTGAATAAGAGGAATATAAATAGATGTACAATACAGCAATACTGTGTTATAATACAAAAACATATTTCAGCAAATACGAGGTAATACATGTCATTTGAAAACCTAAAACGCAATCGCGATCAAATCTCTAAATTAGTTCAAGCCGCAGAAAAAGTCGGTGGTGGTACAGAGTCTAAGTACCAACCAGATGAACGAATTTGGAAACCAACAGTAGACAAAGCAGGTAACGGATATGCCGTCATTCGATTCCTTCCAGCAAGTGAAGGAGCAGAATTGCCATGGGTCAGATACTGGGACCATGGATTTAAAGGACCGACCGGTCAATGGTATATCGAAAACAGCCTTACTTCTATTGGTCAGCCTGATCCAGTTGGAGAACTCAACTCCAGGCTGTGGAATTCTGGCATCGAATCGGACAAAGACAAAGCCCGAGCACAAAAGCGCAGACTTCACTACGTAACAAATATCCTAGTCTTACAAGATCCATCGAACCCGCAGAATGAAGGTAAGGTATTCCTTTATCAGTTTGGTAAGAAAATCTTTGACAAGATTATGGATGTTATGCAACCATCATTTGCAGACGAAACACCAGTCAATCCATTTGATTTCTGGGATGGTGCAGACTTTAAGTTGAAAATCCGTAACGTTGAAGGATACCGTAATTATGATAAGTCAGAGTTTGCAAGCGCATCTGCTCTCTATGAGTCAGACGAATCCAAGTTGGAGTCAGTCTATAAC